GCAGCGCTTTTTGCCGGAAGCCGTCGTCGAGGTCAACGAGCGGTTGACCGTGGCCTATGGGCACGCGGCCCTTGTCGCGTGCGTCGAACTCGCCAAAGAGGTTCGGCGCCTGCGCGCGCTCTTGGAGCCGGTGAAATGACGCTCCCCGCCGGGTATCCCATCACCGCACTTGAAATTGCCAACGAACTTGGTTTGAGCTTCCCGCTGTCGCTCAATCATCCGTGGATTATCGCGCTGGCTGGCAAGTCGGGATTGCCCGTTAGCTTTTCGGACCTTCTCGGCAAGTCGGGGCACTTCGGCGGAAACGTCACGGGCAACGGGGGCGGCACTTTACTGTCCGTGCCTTTTGGCAATGCGCCATTTTTCAGCGGGCAGTTGAATGCTCTAACGCAGCAAGGCAGCACGCTAGAACTCACGTTCTCGGTAGCTCCGCTTTGGAATGGGAACATCTTAGTTTCCGCTCCCGCTGGAAGCGCCGTGCTGACTAAGGCCAATAGCACAAGCTGGGTAGGTAGTAGTGCCCCCATTCTGCCCGCCAACAATCAAACGGTATACATGACTCTTTTCCCGAACTAAAAAGGCGCAAAAATGGATCAGGAAAACACCACTGACATCGCCGAGATAAAGGCTCGATTGGCCGGGCACGACGACGATCTTGCTCGCCATGACGAGGCGATACGTAGGCACGACGAGCTTATCGCCGGCCTGCGCGAAGCGATTACGACGGTGGCGACAAAAGACGACGTTCACGCGCTGAGCTTGGCGATCAGCGAGACGCACGCGCAGCAGATGAGGGACGCGCTGAACTCGGTGCCGGGCAAGATCGCACTGTTCTTCACCGGCGGCGGCTTCATCGTGGCGCTCGTGGCGCTGATCCTCGATTGGGCCGTGCGCAGCCATGGATGACGAGACGATCGAAGGGCGCTTTGCGCTCGTCGATGACCGGCTAGAGCACTTCGGCGAGCGGATAGCCGCGCTCGAGCAAACGGAGTCCGACGAGGCCAAAGAGCACACCGAGAAAAAGCGCTCTAGGCGCGAACTCGTGCTCGAGTTGATCGTTATCGCTCTCGTGGCGATCGAAGTCATTCAGGGGTTCTGGCCGCACCATGCTTAGGCGCATCTACCTCAAGTTCCGCGACGAGGAAACGTTCCTCCGCGCGCTCTGCGTGTTCGTCATGACGACGCTCACCCTTCATTTCGCGCGCGGGATAGATAGCGATTGGGGCGGCACGAACTTGACGCTTTCGATCGAAGCCGCCATTGCAAGCGCCGTCATCATGAAAGAGCAGAAGCGCCAGGGCGAAGTCCAGCAGAAGCAAATGCTGGCGCTCCTTACCCTCGCCGAGACACAGCGCGACATGCTGGCTGACCACGCGGCGCTACTTCGCGTGCTGCGCGACGGCGACGCCCGGATTCTGGAAACGCTTATCACTCTGAAGGAGGAATGACGATGCAAGCATGGCTAGAAAAGGCGCTCGCGCTCGCCAAGCAATACGAGGGTTGCTGCCTCGAAGCGTATCCCGATCCGGCTTACGGCTGGCGCCGCGCGACAGTCGGCTATGGGGCGACTGGCCCCTCAATCGTCGAGGGCACCGTCTGGACGCAGGAACAGGCCGATGCCGACCTCCTGTACCGCATGGAAGGCATCGGCAATCACATCGATACGCTCGTGACGGTGCCGATCGGCGACGAGCAAAAGGCCGCTCTGTGCGATCTCGCGTACAACATCGGCCTCGGCGCACTTGCGCACTCGATGCTGCTCGCCTGCGTGAACGCCAACCACATGCAAGGCGCGGCCGATCAGTTCATGGCATGGACGCATGCGGGCGGTATTGAAATGCGCGGCCTCATGGATCGGCGCGCCGCCGAGCGCGCGCTCTTCATGCTGGGGAGCAACCTGTCGGGGGAAGCCCAACCGCAGACGGAGGGCTCCACGGCATGAACGCGAACCTTATCAAATTGATCGGCGCGGCGGGCCTCAATGGGCTATGGGCGGCGCTTGTCTTCACCGGAAAGGCTGACGCGTTGCCGCTCGTGGCCGCGATCAGTACCCAGCTTACGGCGCTGCTTGGCTACCACGCCGTGACCAACCTCCAAGCCACCAGCCCGAAGCAGTAACCACTCCCGAGGAATCTCACCATGAAGATGCTGCTCATTGCGGCAGGGCTCTCCCTGGCCGCTCTTTCCGCTTGTTCGACGACGCAACAGGACAACCTGAACACGTCACTCGCCAACCTGAACAAGACGAATCTGCTCGCGCTGCAAGCGATCAAGAACGGCTGTTCGGTCGTTCAGCCCACGCTCGTAGCCGCCGGCGCGGCAAGCCCGCAAATCGCTGCGGCCGCTGCCGCGAATGGAGTTGTGTGCGCCACCGCCAACGTTGCGGCCGATGCGGCTTCGGCGGCTGTCGCGGCCCAGGCAGCGAGCGCGCAGGCCGCGCCCGCGCCGGCATCCGCACCCGCTGCGCCGGCGAAATGACACCGCGCGACTACGCCCTACTCGCTCAAGAGGCGTACACCGCGGCGCCGGATATTGGCGTCGAGGAAAGCGCCTCGCGCGCGATCGTGCGTGATACGCCCGGGGGGCTCGTCGTGGCCTTCCCGGGAACCGACAACGTGCCGTGCTTCGTTGCGGACATGGACGCCATACCGATGACGGTTCCGGGCGTCGGAGAGGTGCATCGTGGTTTCTGGCTGGCGTGGCAAGCGATCTCGATCGACGTGCTCGCCGCAGTCAATGGGCGCCCTGTGACGTTCGTCGGGCACTCCCTGGGCGCGGCCATTGCCATCATGGCCGCCGTCGAATCTCAGCTATCGGGCATTCCGCCTGCCTCGGTCTATGGCTTCGGTACTCCGCGCGTGTCGCCGTCGTGCGCAGTGCGCGCGCTGCTCTCACCAGTTCCAACGCGACTGTTTCGAAACGGCAATGACCTAGTGCCGAATGTTCCGCTCGCGTGGAAGCATGCAGGCGTGCTTGAGCAGATCGGCACGCAGTCTTATCCATTCCCTAACATCGAAGACCATCGAGTGGTGCGCTACGTCGCGGCAGCGCCCACCAGTTCGGTCTTGACGATAGCCTAGAACGCGATCCTGCCGAAGATCGCCACGCAGTTGTAGCCTTCCTTCGCCGCCGGCGGGATGTACGTCGCCTCGATCGACAGGCGCTTGTAGGTCACGCCGATGCTCGGCAGCGCCCCTGGCCCATGGTGGCCACTCCCGTTCAAATATCCCGCGCGCACGGTCGCGAAGACCGCGACATCGCTCGATACCGGCACCGTGAACTGATAGCCGCCGTAGACGGTATAGGCCTGCTGCCGAAACGTGTCGCGGTAGGTCAATCCGCCGACGAGCCATTGTCCGTGCCACGCGTTGCCCCGGTATTCCAGACCGCCGCCCCAATTGTATTGGTTCACGTCATAGCCACGTCGGCCGGGAGCCAGTTGATGGCCAAAATGCCACGACTTGCCCATGAGCAATACGTCGGTTTCAGCGTGTGCGGGGAGGGTGATAGCGAGAATCGCGGCGGCCGAGAACAGTGCGCGAAAGAGGTGCAGGCTAGATGCTCCATTCCCGTTTTGGGAATTTCGACCTGTGTTTACGAACAGGACTTGAAGCGCGGAGCCTTGTCTGTATTGGGGTGGCTGATGGGACTCGAACCCACGACAACAGGAATCACAATCTGATCCATCCACCCTTACGCGCCAACGCTTTGAGCCAAAACGCGGGAATTTCTCCAACGAAACACGCGTTGATTTCAAAGGGGTTTTCATGGGCGATTCCCGCAGTTATAGCGCCTTGCGGCGCACGATTTTGGTGCGATCGTAGACTCTCGCCGTCGTCGCCGGGTTGGCGTGCAGATCGGGCAACGCGCCGCGCTCGGCCTTGTGCCGGGTGACGTAGTAAGCCCGCAGATCGTGGAAGGTGAAGCGCTTGGCGATGACTTTCTCGGTGATCGCTTGCTTCATCAGCTTCGACCACATGGCTTTGAATCCCTCGGGCGTGTAGTGCGTTCCGTACCGGTTCGAGAACACGTACAAGCAGTCGTCCTTACGGGCCGCGCGCAGCCTTTGCAGCAGTTCTGCAATCGCCGGGGTGATTTCGACGTGCTCGATCACTTCGCCGCGCTTCTTGCCGCGCTGCTTGGCCCGCTTGGTGCGGATGATGCCGGCGCTCTCGTCGATCTGCGGCCATGCCAGATCGATGAACTCGGCCTTGCGGTTGCCCGCGAGGGCCGCGTATTCGGCCGCCATGCCGATCACCGCGCGCTGACCGCCTAGGGCTGCGATCCATGTCGTAAACGCCTTGAAATCGGCCGGCTCGGGCGCCTCGGTGCGCGGCTGCTCTTCGTTGCGCCTGACCTCGCGGCAGGGGTTGTGCTTCGCTTCCCCGCGCTCGATCGCTAAGCCGATCAGGTTCGAGAGCAGGGCGATTTCCCGGTTCGCCCGTACCGGAGCCTCCGAGCGCTCGATGCGAAGGTAGCGCGCCACATCCGGCGCTTCGATGATCGATGCTCGAGCGGCACCGAACGCTTTGAGCAGAGGGATGGCGCACTGCTCGTAATCCTTGCGCGTGGCATCGGCGAGGCGCTTCCAGTAGATCGACGCCTTGTATTGCTCCCATAGGCGCTCGATCGTACCGATGTTGTCGCCCTGGCCGGTCAGGTCCAGCACGCGACGCACGGCTTCGTTCTTGTCGCTGCCTAGGTTGATCGGCTTGCCGCCCACCGGGTGATAGCGATAGGTGAATCCCTTCTTCGTTGGGCGCGCTTCCATGCGCGGAAGCAACCCGTCACGCGGTTTCATGCTGCCTTCGTCCAATTGATGCCGCTCTTGCGCTGCGTGGCGTGCGGCGCGTTGATCTGCTCCCAGGTGAGCAGAGGATGGCCATCGGCTTTGCGCGGCGGCTTGAAGCCTAGATTGCGCTCAATCCAGCGGATTTGAGCGGCGCCTTGCTTAAGGCCGCCAGTGATCAGCACGAGTTCGTCATTGGTTACGATGCTCACGTCGTCTTCTCCTTCTCCACATACAGAAAGCCAACGCCGCCGCACCACATTCCTGGCCGACGCATTTCCGAGCATTCGCTTAGAAACGTCTCACCGGTTACGGGGTCTTTTCTTGCGTCGCACATGCGGCCGATGAGTTTATCGCCCGCTGTATCGCCCACGACGGTTGGCACGAAATGTTGGCAGTTGATGCAGAATCGATCTTCGCTGTCGCGTCTCACGTCTTGCTCTCCTTCTCGGGCGGCAGTCGTCCCTGGCGTTCATGCCAAGCGCGCTCATCCGCCGTCATATCCGCCACGCGATAGCCGTCTAGCTCATCGTTCACGCCGAAGGCCTTAATCAATTCAGGCACCATTGCGCGAGCGATCTGCTCAGCGACGCTGCGGCGCATCTCGAATGTCTTGCGGCGGATCGTAACTGCATCGCCTTTGCCGCCGTACATGCCCGGAGAAGCGATCATCAATGAGAACGGCTCGTTGCTCAGTTCGAGCTTTCCCATAAGCTCGCTCATCAACATGTCGCTGATGGGCACAGCGACGATCTTTTGATGCTCTCCGAAGTCACCGTAACGGATCGTGAGTTGGACACCGGCTGTCATTGCTTCTGCTCCTTCTCGGCGGCGATAGCGGCGACGGCATCATCGAGCGTCGCGGCTTTTACTTCGCAGAAGCCAACAGGCGTCGTCGGGTACCAGTAGATGCGAACTTCTTCGCCCTGCGTGGGTTGTTCGTAGAAGAGCTTCGCGTCATTTACCTCGACTCCGCCCGCAATGCCTTGCGTCAGTGTCTCGCGCAGCAGACGCCACTTCCCCGCGTCCTGCGTATCTTCGCTCGCCACTGCGGCTGGCGGGTGGGCGAAGAGAGGAATAGTGAAATTCTCTCGTGATGCAGACGGCATACACTGCTTTGTTTCGTCCTTCGCAATGCGGCCATCTTCTGTAAGCCATGCTACCGGCTCCGCGCTCTCCCGCGCCGCTAGCTGCGATTCGAGCCTATCCTTCCAGTATTTGATGCCCTCCGCGCACGTCGCCTGACACTCTTCCTCGTATGCTCGACGCGTTTCTTTTTCTTCGGCGAGTTGCGATTCGAGGGCGGCGATGCGCTGCTGCTTCTTACAGTACGGAGTGCCGCCATCGTCAGACGACAGGCCGTCATCGTGGATGCATTGACCAGCGGCGAGCGCAAAGTTCTCGCGCTTAAGTTCGGCCACTTGCTGCGATAGGCGCTCGATGGTGCCGATAGCCTCGCGAATGTCGCGTGCAGCCTCTTTTCGAATATCTGCCGGATGCTTGTCCTCTCCGAAGCATTCGAGCGCATCGGCAACGTCATCTAGTCGCGCGATTAGGTCTGTGGTGGTGTCAGTCATGGCCAATCGCATCCAAATTATTTTCACGATTTCTCCTTAGCGAGAGCGCGGATGGCGTCTGCGCAATCCTCAAACGCACTGACGACGCCCGGGTAATAGTGATCATCGCGCGCGTTGTCGGCCTCTTCATCGACGATTTTTTCGCACCGCTCTATCGTCGCGGCTTCGATGGCGGCGGCGAAGTCGTAAAGACTGCTGTTGGACTTGAAAAGTCGATCGATCTCTTTCGGCGTCATTTCCCTTCTCCCTCAAGGCAAACAGAACGGCCCACAGCACAGACCTTTGCCCGAATCTGGG